CCTGTGGTACACTCCTGATTCAGGATACGACCGAAACGGGGAGCGAAGGCATTGCGCACTTCCTGCTCGATGTTGTACGCGTTGTCCTGAAGCAACTCATAGGACACCTTTACGAGCGTGCCATACTTGTATGCGTCAAGCTGCTTTTGGCCGAATGTCAGGTCTTGCACGGTGAAAGATGCTGCCTCACCAACCTTTACGGCTTTGGTGGTGGTGTCATCTTCGGTTGGCCAATACAGAGTGCCGCCTGTTGCGGTGCGAAGCACACGACAAGCCTGCAGGATGCCGCTGTAATCGAGCATTGCGCGCTCGATTTCGGGCTGCCATTCATCAGGAACCAGGTAGCCACCGAGTGAATCAGTACCTACAAGTTGGTTTGACGTTCCGCGCTTTTCAATCAGGATACTGCGCGTTTCGTTGTCCAGGTTACCCCATCCTCTACGCAGGAAATCCGTGTAGGCGCTGCGATAGTCGCGCTCTTTGCCCTTGTCTGCTGCCTTTGGCGCATTCTCAAATTTGGCTTTGACGTTGCGTGCCTCAAGCGCCTCAACCGCTTCATTTGCCTGAATAGACGCTGTGAGTGCTGCCTCATCAGCCTCCATCTTGCGCCATGACGTGAGTTCCTCCTCACTCATTGCGCGGCCTTCGGTGGCTGCTTTGGTGGCGGTCGCTTTCATCTGTTCGACAATCCGCGCCCGTGAATCGTAAAGGGTTTGAATACCAGTTACCATTAGTTAGTTTGTTTGCGTTGAAAGATAGCTGCTTTCCGGTCAAGAGCGCGGATTAGCAGATTGTAAGTTTCTGTAAGTTCGGCATTAACCGACCTTTGACTTTCAGTTGTGCTTAGCGCCTGTATAGCTGCTGCGAGCGTTGCAACAAGCGCTGTATTTTCATCGGCACGCGCATTCAAAAGCGCTGCCAGGTCATTGGCTGCTGACAAATCAGGATTGACTGATGCAATCATGGTCATCTTGTCGGCATAGCCTTTGAGTTCAGCCACCGATTCATTCAGGCATTCGATTGTGCCTGTGATTGCCTCAATAGCTTGCGCCTTCGGCGGCATCTCATCGTAGCCTTCGCCGTTGCGCTTTGCCATCTCCAGCGACCGCATCGCAACTGATGTATCCGGATTGGCAGGATAGGTAACGGGTGAAGCATCGAACACGCGCTTTACTTTGGTAATTACACGATGTTCTTTGCCGTCTTTCATTCGCCACTCGTCACCGACCGACATACCCACTTCATTGCGTGCGATTTGGAACGACCACGAACTTTGATCTATATCACCGCGCTTGAGCGCTTCAATGAGATTCTGTCCGGTGGGGCTGTCCGGTATGGATGCCCTGTACCACATTCCCGTTTCGTCTGTTCCAACTGTGGCGGTTCCTGACTTCGTGCGACCTATAATCAGATTTGGATCGTGGTTAAACAGGATGCGAACATCTGACATATCAGCCTCTGAAAGTGCAGAGCGCTGTATTTCCTCGGTGAAGTATCCCATGTCGTAGGATTTACCCCACTTCAGCGCATAGCCAAAAACAGATGGTTTGCCGTCCTCCGTCATGCGGATTTCCACGCCTTCAGTAAAAGAGCGTATTTCAGGCTGTAGCGCTTGCTTGCTGTTGTCCATTGTCTTGTATATTGTCAGCCTGCACTACGTCCGGCTGTTCGTTATTCAAAGTAGGGTTGTACACAGTATCGCCTGATGTAACCGGATTCATATTCTCCAGCCTCCGCACTTCGTTAGGTGTCATCCATCCGGGCGTGGAAACAGAACCGAGTGCACGGGCGAAGTATTCAGAGCGCGATTTAGTGTCGCCGCGAAGCAGGGCATCCACATTGAAGCGAAAAAACATTCTGTTTTTTTCAGATTCAAATAGCAACTTCCTGTTGAGTTCCTGCTCCCAATTCTTCAGCCACGGGCGCAACGTGTCGCGCACAAACTCAAGGCTTTGGTGTTCGATGTTGTTATTTGTGGAGCGCTCAAGGTCACCTACCATATGAGGCGGTATGCGGTATATCCGGCAAACATCGTGCAGCGATAACTTTGCCGTTTCAATGAACATGGCATCGGCTGGCTTCAGCGTCAATGGTACAAACTCCATGCCCGCCTCAAGTACAGGCGTTTTTCCTGCATTGTCGCGGCCTGTGTACCTGCTCTGCCAACTGTCACGCAGATTTTGCGCCTGATCGGGTGCAAGTCTGCCAGGATGTTTCAGGTAGCCGTTTATCAATGTGCCGTTCTTCCACAAGCTACCCTGCGTCTGCGTGGTGGCTATACCAAGCCCTACGTTTTCCCGAAACAGGGTAATAGGGGATTTACCCTCAATACCGTTTGAACTGATGCCTTTGACGTGAATAATGTCACGTGCGCGCACGGGTAGAGTGCGCTCTACATAACCACCTGCTGTACTGCGTTGGTCAAATATGCGATACCAAAGGCGGCCTTCAGGATCAAGTTCAGGCTTTACCCAGTTAGGGTTTTCAATAATGCGAAGTTCGACCGGGCGGCGGTTGCCATCGCGTATGATGTCTGCATAAAAGTTGCCATGAAGCGCAAGGTGCAGCATGGCAGTTGATCGAAAGTCAAATGACGTGTACAACTCTGAAGGCTCCGCGCCTATCAGTCGTGTACGTGTGTCATTTGACAATTCATTAACAACTTCACCCGTATCTATGTAAAGTGCTACAGGAAGCGATGCGACTGATTCAGATAAAATCTTTGCGCACGCGAATACACCCGCGTGTGTCAGGGCTGTTTCTCCGTTCACATTTACGCCTGAACGGGTAGGTTTTCCACCCATCCACGTATACATCCATTCTGCTGGATGCGATAGGCTGTTGCGTTGCTCGCTTTGAAATATTCCGCGTAACTGTGAGATAATGCCCATTGCAATACAAAGGTATCGGATATGCAAGGCGGCAAATAAAAAACATGATGAAAATAAAAAGCCCACCTGATTAATCAAGTGGGCCAGAACCAAAATAACATGAAACGATCTCTATTTTTTGGGCTTACTCTTTCGCTTGTTGTACCTGGCTTTGTAATTGTGGAAGTGCATGAAGTTTTTAAAGATTCTCATGCCGTGTTTTTTCGCAAACTCCAGTTCAGCCGCCTCATACGTTTCCTGATACGTGGCTGAAACTTCATGCAAGGTATGAAACAATTGTAAAAACTCCTCAAAGTTTTCACGCCTGAAATCTCTTAGTTCATCATACATAGAAAAGTCCTGTTTGGCTGTAAACTTCCGGTTGTGGATTCTTCAGGTATTCACCGAGCGCAATGATAGCGGCTACAATGCCATCAATCTTTGCTCCTCGCGTTTCCTTCATCTTCCTGATCTTCAGATTTTCATTGAAATCGTAGTATGGAACACAATTCTGTAGCATCCATCGAAGCACCGGATTGCCTCCGTGATTCAAACGCGCATTGCGGACAATCCGTTCAAATTCCTTGCTCGGTGGTGACATATTCATAATTCCCTGACTGAATTTGTCCATAGGCAGCCCGTCTGCCTCCAGCTTTGATATTGTCTGCCATGCGTTGTGTGGGTCATAGCCTATTGAGCGGATGTCGTACAGGCTCCGCAATCGGTGTACTTCGGCTGTCAGGTAGTCGTAATCCGTCACGTTTCCGGGCGTTACCGTTACAAGTCCGTCCTTTTGCCACCGCACAATGTCCGGCAAATCGCGTGATCTGATTTTAAGCACTTCTTCGGGAATCCAAAAGTGCGGGATAATGATGTAGTGGTCATCATCCGAAACAGGCGGGAAGAGGACAACAAGCGCTGTAAAGTCGGACACAGCCGCAAAGTCAATACCTGCGTAACATTCGCGTCCCTGTAGTTCGGCGTGGTTGATTTCATTTGGGCACGCCTGCCAAAGTTCATCGGGTATCCACACTTCAGAAACACCTACAGGCAGATTCAGGTTCTTTGTTTTGAACTCTACCTCCGATCTCCCGCCCTCGTTTACCGCTTTGGTGTATTCAGATTCCATAAACTCCCATGTGGGCGTGGTTCCTATTTGCGGATTCGCTTTTACCCACGATGTTTTGTCGTTCCAGTCATCACCATCATCCAGCGTGTAAATGATTCCAAAGAATGTATCATCATGCTTCAGCCCTCGCAGGATGTCAATGCAGTTCTGCCTCATGTGATACCAGGGACTTTCAAAATTAAATCCGGCCGTAGTGATGATGTACGTCAATGGCTGCGTGCGCGCACCCATGCCCGTCTCAATAACCTTCAGCACTTCGTTTGTCGGGTGCGCGTGGAACTCGTCAATGACAGCGATATGAGGGCTTAATCCATCCAATGTTCCGGCCTCCGCACTCAAGGCTTCCATGAAGCTGTCATTTTGCTCAAATATTACCCTGTGTTGCATAACCTTTAACAGGTCGCGTATTGTTTCGCTGTCCTGCTTCAATTCCCTCCCCATCATTTTGGCGGCATTGTACACGATCTTAGCCTGATGCCTGGTCGTTGCAGCGCTGTAAATCTGTGCTGTCTGTTCGCCATCTATCAGCAGGCCACCGAGCATGATGGCGGCTGCCTCTTCCGTCTTTCCCTGCTTTCGGGCAACTTCAACAAAGGCACGCCTGAACCTGCGTCCTTTGCCGTCATTGCGCTGCCATCCAAACAGCACCGACCACCGGAGCGCCTGAAAGTCCTGTATGTTAAAAAATTGCCCTTTCCATTCGCCTGAAGTGTGGCGAAGTATGGAAATAAAGGAAATCCAGCGCTCTGCCTCTTGTTCGTCAAAATGATACGGGAAGTCGGGCGTGCCTTGTCGATTCAGGTCGTTTAACTGCCTGGCAACTGCGTTTTTAACATATTCACAAACAGGCACTATTCCGGCCTGCACCGTCTTGATGTATCGGTTGTATCCCTCTAACATTTACACGGCTTTCTTTGGCTTTGTGAGTATTGCCAGTATCGGGTCTTCCTTTTTGACCTCTTTCTTTTTCACATGGATGCTTTGCCGTGCGCGTGGCGTGAATCCGAACTGCTCGCGTAATGGTTTGATTACAGCTTCCATCTGTTGATAAATTTTCAGATTTGGGTTTGGGTAACCATCAACTTCAAGTCCATCCGTTATGATTGATACATATGCCATTTTTTGAACAATAATTGAACTGACGTATGTTTCAATGCTATCCGCATCTTGGTCTGCAAGTATGCCAAAATCACTTAAATGTTTTACCACCTCATTCCATTTGCGCAAATGCTCTCCCTTGAAATAATCAGGGGCTACAATTGTTTCAACTGGGTCTGCTTCAATTCTTGTGCCATGCCTGTCCGGTCTATATGTTCCGGATGCCTTATGTTCTGATGCCGATTTGCTTCGGCGGTCTCCTCCTCTCATTGGTCATTTTTTTTAAAAAGGTGCATCAACGCCGGGCGTTGATTGCTGCACCCCTCTTGTTGGTTGCCTTTTGTTTTTTCCTTGCCTTCCCTTGGCTTTTGTTTTTTGTTTGCGCCAATTTGCAATGCGCTTTACTTTTGATCCTGAAGTGTCTGCCATAACTTGGTTCGTCTGATTGGTTTGTTAATTGTTTTGTATTTATTCAGGATAGTATCAAACATATCCTGATTGAATTTATACAAAATCTCCGATTCTTCAATCATTATATTTTCAATATTTCCTGAAGAGCGAAGATTACTGCTGCCATGTATTGTTATGTACAATCCGCAATGGGTTTGTATGTTTGTTATTTTGCAGTGCGTTCCAGCTGCTGCAAACTGAAACTTATCATTAATATCAAGTTCTTCATATATATACTTTACAAGGCTATTTCGTTCGTGGGCATAAAAGTATGCGGAAACTATTACATTAAGTTCGTCAACATAATCCCCAACTATTAAGTTTTTCAAACTGTCCACATTTCCATTGTGAAGCGATAATGTTGATATGGTTAACTTTTTGACGTGCCAATTATTGCGAACAATCAGCGCTTCAATAAAATCACCTGCAATGAAGTTTCCTGAAACTATTACAAATTGCCTGCTATTTTTTTCAATTGATATGTTTTCAGCCAACTGTTCAGCATATTCATACTTGAGCATACGCTCTGTGATTTCCTTCACTCTTGGCGGTTTTACTATTCTTGCTATCTCTTTTTTTCTTGTTCCCGCAAAGGCAGAAACGTCAATAGTGAATTTTTCAAGTTCGTTCATGTCAGAATTTTTTTTTGATGATTGCTGTTTGTTTGCCGTTGCGTGTGCGCGGT